CCAAGGTATGCGAGAAGACCAGCCACATCCTTTCCACTCAAATTGGTAAGCGTATTGTCCAGCGGTTGTTTACCTGCCAGCGCATTAAGCATTGTCGTGGCAAAGTTCGGATCATTTCCCAGTGCCGCCGCCAGTTCGTTCAGTGTATCCAGTGCAGCAGGTGCAGAACCCACCATTCCTGCAATCGCCGATTTCACAAAAGCCGTAGTGGCAATCTGTGTATTGTTGACCGACTGCGCCGCCGTGGGGGCTGTTGGCGTTCCGGTGAGTGCCGGACTCGACAACGGTGCTTTCAGTGCCAGCGCATTGTTAATGGTGGTACTGAAATTCGGATCATTGTTAATGGCTGCGGCTATTTCTTTCAACGTGTCCAGCGTGGCTGGCGCACCATTAATAAGGGCCGTCAGTGCCGCCTGTACAAACGCAGTGGTCGCAACCTGCGTGGTATTATTCCCCGCCGCTGGCGTTGGCGCTTTGGGGGTTCCGCTAAATGTCGGGCTGGCTTTTGGCGCGTACTGTGAATGTGGGTCCTGTGCGATAAGATGTTTTGCCATCAGGTCATCCACGTACACCTTCAGCTCCAGTACCTTGTCATCCACATACTTGCGGGTTGCCAGCACGACGGCAGGGTCGATTTTCAGGGTGATATTGTCCGTGCTGCTGGTAATCAGCACCATGCGCACGGTCTGGGTACGCCCGCTGCCTTCAGCCAGTTGCGGCTTATAGCTTTCCGGGCAGTTACCCACGGCAATCAATGCCCCGGACTCATCAAACAGGCCCACTTCACGGATCCACCAACCGCCCTCATTTTCAGGGATCACCTGTTCGGCAATAATCTGGCTGCTGTTCTGCGGGTCGATATAGAGCATATTCAGCGCAGCCCGGCGTTTCTCATTTACCAGTGCTGTCTGCTTTGCGTCCGGCGCTGGCAATATTCCGCCGCCATCGCCGACTGCCATATGGGTAATTTTTAAAGGCACACCGAGCGCGGCGGCGCTGGCAAGTTTCGCCGCGCCAATATCCGTCAGCAGGGTATAAAATTTTGTGCTCATGGATTCACTCTCATTGTGTCAATAACATGGACCGCCCCGCCTTCATGCGCGGTGCCGCCGGAAATAATTGTTTCGTTGATATACGGATAGATCGTGATTTCTTCGCCAAGATAGCTGGCGGCTCCCACCCAATGCGGGCCGCTGGTCTGCAGATTGATAGACATGCCGATCATGTGACGGCTACATGGTTTGGCATCGCTTATCAGTCGCTCAAGTTCCAGATAGGTATCTTCAGTGATGCCCTGGTCCTGCACGCCGATATCCAGGCGAAACGTGCCCGGTGTTTCTCCGGTCTGCCACCACTCAATAATGCGGATCAGGAAGCCGAACGGCTCCACCACCCGCCGCACGGCACTGGTGGTTCCTTTATGCTGATGAATATAAAAAGCATCCTTCACCACCTGGCGCTTGACGCTTTCTGTCCAGCCCTCGTCCCAGCGATCCACAGAGAACGCCCAGGCGAGATAAGGCAGGAAACTGACCGGACAGGTCGCCGGATTCCACAAGTCACGCAGCGGCACCTGCAAATCAGAAATCCCGCTACAGGTTTGCGCCAGTCGGCGCTCCAGTGAAGTTGAACCCGGTGGCAGCAGACTATTCATCCGTTCCTCCGTTGGTTACGCTCCACTGCGTACATGATGCCGCCTGTGTTTTGTTCAGGACCACATCCGCCAGCGGAGAAGCCAGTTCCACACGTTGAACACCCTCAACATGCAGAGCAGCAAAGATGGCGCTACGGCGAATATCCCGACCCAGCCGCGTCTGGCTGGCAATGTACTTCTGCAGACTGGCTTTTGCCGCTGCCATTACCGGCTCTGCTTCCGGTCCCGGATAGAGAAAAATGGTGGCTTCCACGCGATACGGGATGATTTCTGCGCTGCGAACCGTAAGACGGTCAGCCACCGGGCGGACGTTCTCACTGTTCAGAGCTTTTTCCACCACGTCCAGCAGGTCTTTTTCTGCAGTTCCATCGCCTTCGCGGCTAAGGACAGTCAGCACCACCTCTGCAGGTGCCGGGCTGGTTGCACTGGCATCCGCCACCCGACCGTCGGCGCTTCGGGCATGAAATTCATAAGCTGCAGTTGGCCCCGCAACAGAAAGCCCTTCAAAGGCTGCAGGCACACGCAGGCGCAACGCTTCATCGCTTTCCATCACAGCTGCAACGGGCGGCACTGCATCATTATCAGCAGGCGTCACCGTCAGGCGTGTCACGTTGTAGTTGGCAGCGAGCTGGTCAAGATCGCCGCCCATCGCGTAAGCCACCATCACCGCCTGCGCGGCTTCGTTAATACGCTGGCGCAGAAGCAACTCACGGTAAGCGTTCTCCTGCAACAATTTAGTGGCGGGTTCAGATTCCAGTTCCAGCGTGCGGATCACTGCTTCCTGCTCATCTTTCGGATGAAGCGCCACAAATTCTGCCTTGCGTTCGGCAAGCAGCGTCTCAAAGTCCGGCACATCCACAATCTGCGGTGCAGGCAACTGCGAAAGGTCAATCACTGCCATTCTCTGCTCCTGTTGATACGGAAAGGGACACAGGCACACCGTTATTCCGCCGCCCGGTCAGCTCCACCACCATTGAACCGTCAAAATTGCTGTTGATGGTGATGGAATCCAGCGTCAACCGTGGCTCCCAGCGACTCAGCGCCACATACACTGCCGACATGACCTGCAGGCGTAATGCCGGATTTTGTGGCTGATCTATCAGTGCCGACAGCAGGGAACCATATTCCCGGCGGGCAATACGGCTACCCTGCGGTGTCAGCAGAATGTCCCGCACCGACTGGCGCAGATGATCAATATCAGTAATGACTTTGCCGCTGGTATTGTTCATCCCGCTATAAAGCGTCATACCGGGCCTCCGGTTGTATCGCCGCCTTTCAGGACGCCAGTATGCTGATGCGCATCAACCACGATCCCGTTAGAACTCATCGCTCCGCCGCCCTGGGTAACGCCACCATTGATCACCACTTCGCTGTTAATGCGCGTGCGGTCAGCCTCCAGTACAAACTCACTGGTTTTCATGGTGATGTTGTCAGCAGCCTCAATGACCATTGATTTGATGCCCCTAACATACCAGCGCCCGGTGGCGGGTTCGTATTCAAACCAGCCACCGTCAGGATGTTCTGTCACGCAGGCGTCCGCCGACGTCGACGGTGGTGCGAACTGATTCGAATAGACAGCGGGCAGCGCAAAGGCGGTTTCCAGATTGCCGCCCAGACTCAGCAGCACCACCTGCTCACCTTCCGATGGTCGCCACCATGTACGGGCATTCCCGGCACGCAGCGTCAGCCAGCTGATCCAGTTGGTTTCAAGCTCGCCCGTTTTCACCCGGCAAAGCCAGTTTTCCCTGTCCACTTCGGTGACTACCCCTGTGCGGATCAGGTTGGTGATAAGGCGCATGATTTCGGTTAATTGTGCGTTCATAGGGAAAGGTTGCCATCAGGGGAAGAAAGGCGGCAGTGCTGCAACTTGTATCAGTGCTGATACAAAGATCACCCCGCCAGCCATTGCAGAATCATGTCGCGGGTCATTGCCTCAACATCATCATTTACACCCAGCAGGCGGCGCTCTGCGTAACGGACCTCCGGTCCTTTGCGACTGACGCGATCACGCAGGCCGTAATGGTGAACACGGGCAATACGCTGCACCTTGCCTTCAAACTGTACGCTGGCAGAGTCGGCGCTGGCGGCAGTTTTCAGGTATTTTGTGGTGCGCAACTTTGCAAACATCTGACATTTGATGCGGCCTTTTTTGCTGCGTGCTGTTACCCTGCGCGGTTCATAACTGCTGCCATCTGGATTGCGCTGCATCCTGATATTCTGCTGCTGTGTCCGGCGCAGTTCCTGCGCCAGCTGGCGCATCATGCGGCTTCTCGTGGCTGGTTCCAGATTCGCCAGCAAGGCACTCAGCCAGTCGTCCACCTTCTGCAGTTCAGCCACGTTTCACCGTCCACATTTCTTCAGGTTCATCGGGTTCTGCTACAGCTTCAACGCTCGACACACTGCCGTCAGTACTGACCAGCACACGTTCCGTCAATTGCAGGTTAAGGCTGATATCACAGACATCGTTGCGCAAAATATCCACCTCAAAGGTGAATAGCTTTTCCCGTAACGCCGGGTTATTGATGGCATCGGGCTGGTTATCCCGAAGCCACAGTAAAACCGGGGCCATCAGCAGATTCTGGTCGCCGCTGAAATCCTCTATCACCACGTTCAGGGTATAGCGGTACTCCCATGACATGGAGCTGGCCCCCGTGGCAACCAGCGAACCGTTATCCACAAACAGATGCAGTTTGTCCGGGTTATTGCGGACATAAGGCACCGCTTTATTGAGGGCGTGGCGCAGGGATTGTGGTTTGTTCACTGTTTCGCTCCTGACACGCAATAATCATGTCCACTTTGTCTGCACAGACCGCCCAGGCGGCCTCCGTTTCATCCAGCAACGCGTTCAGGCCACCGTTAGTGCGCGGCGCTGCCTGTCCCAGCCGACACGGCGTCACTCGCGGACAACCACTGACGGTAAGCTGCACCTCCGGTGAGTGTGGGGCGTTCCCGCAGCCGGATAATGTCAGCAGGCAAAGGAGTATCAGCCCAGCGGCGTAAATCCTCGTTCTCACGTTTCAGTTCCTCAATCCGGTGTTGTCGTTGTCTCAGCAGTACACTGGTCTGTTCTGCTTCGGCATAGAGCCGCGCCTGCTCCCGGTTATTGGTTTCAGTCAGAATGGACAGGCTGATAAGCTGGCTGTTGCTCTTTGCCAGTGCCTGGCTTTTGCTCCGAAGCTCGTCTGCCTGCGTGCTAATGGTCTGGCTGGCATCAGCCAGCCGCCACGTCTGCCAGCCCAGCGCCGCCAGTAATAACGCCAGCACAACCAGCAGCAACCGGTTCATGCTGCTACCTGTTGCGCAATCTGATTACGGATCATCCAGAAGGCAATAACGGTCAGCAGATAAAAGACCAGGGTAATAGCCCACCCCGTCCAGGCGAAACTTACGACAATCAGCAATCGCATCACCCAGCTGATAAATACGTTTTCTTTTCGGGTAATGGTCTTTAGCAAAGATGCCCTCAACTCCTGCCAGAGCGGGCCGTTCTTAATTAACGCAGCCAGTGCTACCGGAATTACCGCCCATGTCAGCAGACAGGCTACCCAGACACCGGACGCTGCCAGTACCGGAAAAATCCCCTGCGGATACACCATTGCTGCGATCAACAGCGCCATCCATAACATCAGAAACAGCCCGCTGATTACTTTCTTTTTCATTTCAGTTTGCTCCCTGTAAGCACCAGGCCATCTCCCGCGCACGGCGGTTATCCAGCCCCTGATTAAAAACACCTTTCACATAAACCCAGCGCGGCAACTGTCGGCACGCATCCGCCCAGCGCCGCTGATTGAGTAATTTCACCAGTGTGGAACTGCAGGCATTGCCCGTTCCCACGTTGAAGGCAAACGACACCGCAGCGTCATACACCTTCTGCGGCGGCTGTTGCTTCACACACCTTTCCAGCGCCCGCTCCACACGCAGCACGTTGGAGATCAGCCCTTCTGCTGCCTGTCGCTCCGTAATGGTTTTGCCGGGAATGACGCCCGACGTATTACCAATGCCGTCGGTCCAGACACCCGCGCTGCACTGATACGGCTGCAGACGACAACCTTCGTAATCGGCAATCAGTTTCAGCCCTTCCACGGAGGTGTGAAGCTGCTGAAAACCCGGCAGCGTGGCAGCAATAGCCAGCACGGCCCCGACAAGGCAGCGTTTAACGATTGATGGATTCATAGTCCTCCCGCGAGATCTGCCCGTCGCGCAGAAGTTGGTAGGCTTTGTGTTTGTAGTACCAGTTGATAGCCAGCATCAGCACACCAATCATCAGGCCGCCCAGCGTTGAGGCATCCTTGATGGACAAATCGCCCAGCCAGGCCAGCACGACGGCGATGCAATACGTGATAAAGGCGCTGATTCGCTCAAGCGTCATAATTCAGTCCCATAGCTGGACGGTCTGCACGGTGGTGGTGGTCGGAATGTCCGGTAGCTCCACCTGCAGCCCGTGAGGTAAAAAGGGGCCGTATTCGGCAAGCCCCGGATTTGCCTTCAGTACCTGCTCCGTGACACCCTGCGTGCGCCCGTAATGACGCCAGCAAAGCGCGTCCACCGTGTCATACTGATGCGCACGCACTTTCATCAGATAAGCTCCACTGTGCAGTGCGGCGCATCCTGCACCCGGCTGATGGCCCAGCGGGCGTCACGCCACAAATCACCGCTTGCTTCCGCCAGTTCCTCGCCCCGCTTCACACCGGACGCCGTGGCGTCATAGTCCTGGTAACGTTCGTTGAGCATGGCGCGTGCCCAGCAGTAAACCGCGTTGAAATAATGCTGAATGCGCTCACTTTTGCCGTCCAGCTGTTCCGCCGGGACCTCAGCCAGCGACGCATACCCCAGCATCTGCTGACGTCTGCGAAACTCATACAGCTCTGCGTTGACCTCCGAAATTGCCGACAGCGCAACCTGCTTTAAACGCGGCTGCGTCACCGTGCCGTCAGTGCGCATGACACTGCGAAACTCCGACAAGTCCACATCAGGCCAGAACGGCGTATTCCTGATGATTTCCGCCTGTTCCGGTGCCTGTTCTGGCGCAACAAACTTCATGCTGCTTTCTCCTGAAATAAAGGGCGGTGGACGGGGTTTTGATGTGGTAGTGCCTTTCGCCACCCCGTGCCGCCCGTGCGCGGGGGCACGTTCTGTCAGCGGCTGTCATTGCGCAGTCTGCGCTCCAGCTGCTGTTTGTCTTTTTTCACGCCACAGCGGGGATCGAGCTGTAATGCATGGTTGAGATGATTAAGGGCGGAAGCCGGGTTACTTTCACTCAGGACAGCGCCAATCGCTTTATGCAGACGCGCCCGTGACTGGTCCGGCATATCCAGACCGTCTGTCAGCTCCAGCGTCTGCAGCAACAGATCGGCATCAAAGCCGGTGGCGGCAAGCATTGCGCTCTGCGCCGCGTCTGCCATTTCCTCTGCCAGCACGGTCTGCACGTTGCGGTTACCCAGCGGCATCACCCAGCCATGACGCAGGGCATGACGCCCGATCTCCAGCGCCCCGGCATAATCTCCGGCATCAATGCGCCACAGCATCACGTACATCAGCACGTCATCCTGTTGAGCGCCTCCGGCAGCCAGTACACCCTCAGCCCAGGCGGCGTACTTCGGCAGCAGCTCCACCTTGATTTCCGCTTTTTTGACTGTGGACTGAACGCCCTTGAGACGGCGGCGGTCTTCTGCCAGTTGCAGCAGCATCAGGTCATAGCCCGACGCGTGGCGAACACTGCCACCCTCACGGGCGGCCTGTTCAGCCTGAACGCGCAGGCGATGCTGCCGTGCGGGACTCAGGCTCATGGATTACGCTCCGGTTTCTGCTGCGGCGGCGCTGAAGTCGCCAATCTGGATGTTTTCCACCAGTGCGGCGCAGCGGTAGTCCTCAACCACATAGGCTTCGTTAACGGATTCAAAGTTTTCAATCCGGTCACGTTTCGGGTTGTCGATAACTGAACGGCGGCGGGTGTCTTCCTGCCAGTAGATGGACAGGTTATCCAGACGGGTGATCAGCAGCGCATTCGGCGGGAAGAATGGCGCACGCACGGCCTGCAGGCCACCCATGCGTTTCTGGCTGATGATCATATCGGCAGCCAGTTTTTCACTGTTTTCCTGCTCTTTGTTGACCAGCGGGAAATACTTGTCAGACAGCAGTTCACGACCACAAATCACCACCAGATCGTCATCGTCCTGGTAGACCACGTCGATAAGCTCATTAACGGCATCCATCACCACGGCGTCCAGGTTGGCATATTCGCCACCTTTCCCGACTTTCACCGCCCCCGGAGTGGTTTCACCGCCCGTGGTGGTGCTGCCCATGACGTGATCCGGTGCATCCTCACGGATTTTCTGCAGCCAGCCTTTGTTCACATCCTGCAGCAGCGGGTTTTCGCTACGGTTGGAGGTTTTCGCACGCTTCACGCCGTTAAAGCCGATCATGATGCGGTCCAGTGCCTGACGTTTCACGATGGCGTCACGGATGCGCACCTGGAAATCCTGAAACTTCGCCCACAGATCCAGCTTCGCGTAGGTCAGCACCGTGTCAAAGTTGGTCTGCTCGCATTTATATTCCACATCGACCATCAGCGTCGGATCGACAGGCTCACGCTCTTTCGCGGCGGTATCAGTGGTTCCGGCAATGGTGCTGCCAACACCCAATCCAAGCAGCTGACCGGACTGCTCAGTCACTGGCGTGACGTTAATCAGCGTCAGGAATGCGGCGGACTGCTGGATCTGATCTTCCAGCGTCTGCTGCACGGACGGCTCTACGGTGAACTTGCTGGACAGTTCTTCAACTGCCACACCGTTCAGACGCGCCAGCTGCTGCAGGTAAGCGTTAAAAGCAAAGCGGGTATTCTTCTTCATCAGGTTTTGTGCTCCATCAGCAATTGGTCAGAGTGTCAGCGGGGGCGTTACCGCCTGTTGCACGCTGGCGGTAGTCCTGGCGGCTGTCTTCATGGCTCAGCTTGTCCACCAGTTCGTTAAAGGCGGTCAACTGTGCCTGCATGGCTGTCTCCAGCTCAGACAGGCGTTCTTCCTGTTCAGACAGGGATTTTTCGGTGCGCGCACTCAGGTTTTGCTGCTCAGTGGCGACCAGCTCCACGGCCTTATGCACATCAGAGAACCGGGCATCATCGGACTGCTCTTTTTTGGTGAACAGCGCCGTGACACGGGCAAACAGGGACGGTTTGTCATCCTGGATTTCTTCCAGTTCGATCACCGTTTCCTCTGCAGCGGTAAAAAGATTGGCGGGATTCTGCTTGCGGTTTGCCAGCGGGTTATGGGCTGCACTGGCGCTGAATGTCAGCATTTCCGTACCCAGACTGGCGGGATCATCTGTAGCAGCCAGGCCGACCAGGTAGGCTTTGCCCGTATCTGCAAACTTCGGGCTGACTTCCATAGAGGTGAATAATTTCTGGCCTTTTTTCACCAGTTCCACCAGGGACTCCGTTGGCTCAACGTCGGCATACAGTGCCATCTTGCCCGCCAGCGGGCCTTCCGTGATTTCTTCAGCAAACAGCGCCGTCACCTTGCCGTAGCGGTTAAAGGTGCTGTCCGGCAGATAAGACTTGATGTGCTCAAGGTTAATCAGCGCGGTGTACACCGCCGGGTTGTAGCTGGCTGCCATCTGTTCCAGCCATTCACGCTGGATTTCGCGTCCGTCGGTGGTGGCACCTTCCACCCCGATGCGAAAACGCTTTGCTTTCACTGTCATGAGCCGTGCTCCGTTAGAAAAAACTTACTGGAGCCTTATGGTTGCGGTGATGGGGGCAGTGAAACAATGCGCGGTATTTGTACCGACAACCACACAAACCGCAGGCGGGGAAAGCCTTCATTCAAGGCTGTAGGTTTGTGCCATGAACACCACACTGACATCCGCAGATCTCGATCCCCGTCGGCAGGCCATGCTGCTGTACTTTCAGGGATATCGCGTAGCCCGCATTGCTGAAATGCTGGGCGAGAAAGTTGCAACCGTTCACAGCTGGAAAAAACGCGACAAGTGGGGTGACTATGGGCCGCTGGATCAGATGCAGCTCACCACCGCCGCACGCTACTGCCAGCTCATTATGAAGGAGCACAAAGAAGGGAAAGATTTCAAAGAGATTGACCTGCTGGCGCGCCAGTCGGAGCGCCATGCGCGGATCGGCAAGTTTAACAATGGCGGCAACGAAGCCGACTTAAACCCTAACGTCGCCAACCGCAACAAAGGCCCGCGTCGTCAGCCGGAAAAGAACGTTTTCACCGATGAACAGATTGAGAAGCTGGAAGAAATCTTCCATTCCTCCATGTTCAACTATCAGCGCCACTGGTGGGAAGCCGGAAAAACCAACCGCATCCGCAACCTGCTGAAGTCACGCCAGATCGGTGCGACCTTTTACTTTGCCCGTGAAGCCCTGATTGACGCCCTGCTTACCGGACGTAACCAGATTTTCCTTTCTGCCAGTAAGGCACAGGCTCACGTCTTTAAGCAGTATATCATCGACTTCGCCAAAGAAGTGGAGGTGGAGCTGAAAGGCGATCCGATGGTGCTTCCCAACGGGGCCACACTGTATTTCCTCGGCACCAATGCCCGCACGGCCCAGAGTTACCACGGCAACCTGTATCTGGATGAATATTTCTGGATACCGAAATTCCAGGAGCTGCGCAAAGTGGCTTCCGGTATGGCTATTCACAAGAAATGGCGACAGACCTATTTTTCCACGCCATCCAGCCTGACACACAGTGCTTATCCGTTCTGGTCCGGTGCGCTGTTCAACCGTGGGCGCAACAAAGCCGATAAGGTGGACATCGACCTGTCCCACAGCAATCTGGCCCCCGGCCTGCTGTGCGCAGACGGGCAATACCGCCAGATAGTCACCGTGGAAGATGCGGTACGCGGCGGCTGTAACCTGTTCGACCTCGACCAGTTGCGCATGGAGTACAGCCCGGACGAATACCAGAACCTGCTGATGTGCGAGTTCGTTGACGATCTCGCATCTGTGTTCCCGCTCAGCGAATTGCAGACGTGCATGGTGGACAGCTGGGAAGTCTGGACCGACTTTCATGCACTGGCCCTGCGCCCGTTTGGCTGGCGCGAAGTGTGGATCGGTTATGACCCGGCAAAAGGTACGCAGAACGGCGACAGCGCCGGATGCGTGGTGGTGGCACCGCCAGCCGTGCCAGGCGGTAAGTTCCGCATTCTTGAGCGTCACCAGTGGCGCGGGATGGACTTCCGCGCCCAGGCTGACGCCATCAAAAAACTGACCGAACAGTACAACGTGACCTATATCGGTATCGACTCAACCGGCGTCGGTCACGGGGTTTACGAGAACGTGAAAGCGTTCTTTCCTGCCGTCCGGGAGTTTGTCTACAACCCCAACGTTAAAAACGCCCTGGTACTCAAGGCCTACGACATTATCAGCCACCGCCGTCTGGAGTTTGACGCCGGACATACCGACATTGCGCAGTCATTCATGGCAATCCGTCGCGCCACCACCGCCAGTGGCAACCGCCCGACCTACGAAGCCAGCCGCAGCGAAGAAGCCAGCCATGCCGATCTGGCATGGGCAACCATGCACGCACTGTTTAACGAACCGCTGCAGGGCGAGTCCGCCAATACCAGCAATATTGTGGAGATTTTTTGATGAAAGAACATATCGCGCCAGGCGAAACCGTAACTGCAGAAGAAACTAAAAAACCCGTTGCGGAGGCTTTCAGCTTTGGTGATCCCATTCCTGTACTGGACCGCCGCGAACTGCTGGACTATGTGGAATGCGTACAGATGGATCGCTGGTATGAGCCGCCCGTCAGCTTTGACGGACTGGCGCGCACCTTCCGCGCCGCCGTGCACCACAGCTCCCCGATCAGTGTTAAGCGTGACATTATCAGCAGTACCTATATTCCACATCGCCTTCTCAGCCAGCAGGCATTTACCCGTTTTGTGCAGGACTATCTGGTTTTTGGTAACGCCTACCTGGAGAAACGCACGAACCGCTTTGGTGAAGTTATTTCGCTGGAGCCTGCACTGGCAAAATACACCCGACGCGGGCTTGACCTTGAAACATACTGGTTTGTGCAATACAGCCTGACGACACAGCCGTATCAGTTCACAAAAGGTAACGTCTTCCACCTGATGGAGCCGGATATCAACCAGGAGATTTATGGTCTACCGGGTTACCTTTCTGCCATTCCGTCAGCTCTGCTCAACGAATCCGCCACGCTGTTCCGCCGCAAGTATTACATTAACGGCAGCCACGCAGGCTTCATCATGTACATGACCGACGCCGCACAGAACCAGGAGGATGTGAACAACATCCGCAAGGCAATGAAAAGTGCTAAAGGACCGGGCAACTTCCGCAACCTGTTTATGTACTCGCCTAACGGCAAAAAAGATGGCATTCAGATTATCCCGTTGTCGGAAGTCGCGGCGAAGGATGAATTTCTGAACATCAAGAACGTCAGCCGCGATGACATGATGGCGGCTCACCGCGTACCGCCGCAAATGATGGGCATCATTCCCAACAACACTGGCGGCTTTGGGGATGTGGAAAAAGCGAGCCGTGTCTTCGTCCGCAATGAACTGATGCCCCTGCAAAAGCGACTGCAGGAGCTGAATGACTGGCTGGATGAAGAGGTTATCCGTTTTGAAGCCTATGACTTAGGACTTAAGGGCAAACGAAGCTGACATACTCATAACATCAATAACCGACCAACTCTCACAACGCCTCAGCAGCATTCTGCGGGGCGTTTCTTTTTGCCCTGACATCTCCCCCCCCCCTCCACTAAATGAGGCCGCCAGCGGGCCAGAGGCTGTGCCGGATTTTGGCCATTTTACCCCGTTGCGCGCGCTCGTATCCCCGCCACGCCTGCCCGCTTTATGTAGTAGTTTTCATGCAGGTGCATGATCTACGCGAAAGCCCGCCAATTCTGGCGGTCCCTAGCAAAAACGATCCTCAAACGATCATGCGATCTCATGCAGCATAGTCATGCACGATCATTTGACTCAGCATCTGCTGCACGCTTGCTGCGCGAAGATGCACTTTTACTATCAATCTTTCGACAGTTCTTTCTATCCCTGGCTTCATTTTCTTTAAATTTGTTATATGTCTCAGTATCAAAAAACGAAATTGTTTCAACCTCATCTTTTGGTATGAGCACACGGAAATCTTCGATATTAAGCCGAGACATTCCACTTATCACACCACTATCAAGATAATGTTGGTGATAGTTAGTCGTGATACTAATCGTTAGATCATCTTTATCCCGATATCCGCTTAACATCGGGAGAAGTTCAAGGTGCTCTGAAAGCCCGTTTTCTAACGCCGGACAAGTAACAAGACCAACATAGATTTTGCGAGACGACAGAGTTGCTATGATCGGAAACTGTCTTGCGGACGCTTCCATGAGTAATGATTCGAAAGCGTTATTACCTACAGCTTTAGCTAAGGCATCCCAGCGACGATCTCCACGTGATGTGCGTAACTTATTTCCAAAACCTGAAATCGCAGCGAGGACAATTGAAATCATAACCCATGCTATCTGTTTGATTTCATTTATTCTTTGAAGTTTGTCTTTCGATGAAGACAACATGCCATTAAAACTGTCAGGTGTTAGATTCAAGGCATTAGCCAGCCAACGAAACCCTCCGCTGACGTTCAAAATAAAGGTGAAAAAACCGCCAAGGAGAAAAAAAACGATACCCCAGGCAGCCACAAAAAAATAAGCGTCCCAGCCGTTGGAACGCTTATATCGGTATCTTGTTGAAAGTGATAGGTTTACATAAATAAAACCACTAACCAAAATCACTGCTAAAAGTAATGTTGCCATTATCTGGTTCTATTAGTTTTCTCTTTTACAGTGCTCGTTTTGATGCCTTCAAGCTTATCCATCTGTGCCTTGATGGCATCCATTGCTCTTTTGTTAGACAAGTCTACGGACACAAAACCATCTTTACTAAGATTGAGTTTGTCCTGGTTCTCTTTAAGAACCCTTGCCAGACGTTCAACTGGGTTACCCAGGCTAAATGCGGCGATGCTTGACATAACTCCCCCTTTTCACATGGCGCGGAAGTCTACACTCCGACGCCTACAACCTCAACAGATTATCTTTAAAATTTAGACAACAATATCATCTGTTGATTGCGTTACTTAAACTTAAGTTCAATGCGCTCGATCATGCAAGCTGTTTCTTAAGAACTGTTAATTTCCTGGCATATATAGTGGTTAAGGTAACAAATTGACACTAACGCCTCGCATAGCTCGTTGTTCAACCTTGCTGACGCCAGAAGCAAGTTCAGACGCCAGCAACGTTTCTTAATGCAGCCAGCTGTCGTCTTCCCACACCTTCTGCATAATTTTCATCACTTGTTTTCTTTCTTCGTCCAGCTGCAATCCGGTCAGTTCCACACCGTTAGAGCTACCTTTGCGGATACGAATTACCGTTTTGGGATACAGAGGACGCAGATTGCGGTAAAGCTCGGATTCAAGGGCGTCCAGGGTAGACTGGCTAATCTTCTGCTCTTTATCGATCATTATTTCAATGCGCATAAAAAGTCACCTCAACTGATGACATCCATTGAGCGGTTGTATTCGTGGGTTCTGATTTTTGCCATGAGTTCATCTGTTAGTTCAGAAACCCACTGCAAAGCCAGCCCCTTCTCTTCATCACTACACTCACTAGCCGCTACAAGCTTAAGAAAAAAATCAATGCGCTGGAGCTTCAAAGACTCCAAAAAATAGTCCTGCATCTTTCCTCCTATGACACCAAAGCAATACTGTAAATATAACCACTGTTTATATTTACAGTATATAATAATCTTACTGATGTAAAACGTTTTTTTATGTTCATCAGCCTGATATGCCTGGTATTATTAAGAGCACGAATTGTTAACCCGCGTAATTAATACAGGTTTCGCCACTTATCATCTTCCTGCAAACGCTGGTTCCGATAGAAGATACGCAGGCCTGCTCCTGACGGAATACTGCCGCCGCGAAGGAGTAAATCGACCTCTTTCTCGCTACCATCAAATCCTCTGGACTTCAGCTCATAGACGAGCTGCTGTCGCTGATGGTCTGTAATTCGCTGTTTGTAGTCTTTACGCCGTTTCGGTTTAACCAGGCGTAACCTTGCTGCCAGTTCCCGGCGCTCTTTTTTGCTCATACTGTGCAGGTAATCGTGCAACTGCTTGTCATCCATGCGGGTAATGTCCGTTCTGGTGCCCCCATCAGCTGATTTATCTTTCTCCTGTTGGTTCAAATTTTCAGCAAGGGGACAGTTATTGCCACGAGTCCAAGGGGCGCAAGCGCCCTGGTCGGCTGCCGCCTCCTGAACGTCAACGGCCTTACGAACCATTTTCCACTTCACGGCATGAGTGCAGATCTTGCCCTCTGCAATGGGTGACCAGATGCCATAAATACGAATACCGTGATCGCCATAGGCGGTCGGCTCTTCGTTAATTTCATAAGCTGTTCTGATAAGGTGATATTTGCGGGGAACCAGCACGCCGCCCTGCTTCATGATGTAGGTGGCAAAACAGCCAGCATCAGCAGCAGCCAGAATGGCATCAAGACGCGGGTTATCCAGTACCGGCGCACCTGCTTTTTTGTCACCCTGTTGCCTTGCCGCCTGACCAGCCAGCAAGCGAAGTTCACGATAAGCCTGACGCCCCGGAATACCAAAGAAGCGGAATTGCTGAACACGATGCAGAGACGCCCAGGCATTCACGTATTCAGCGTTATCACGCAGAGATTTACCCGTTTCCTTGCTGATCTCGCCAGCCAGACCACGACCGTCAATGTTCTTACTGATATATTTCGCGATGTAGCTTGTCGGCGTTCCTTTGCGCGGGTTAATCAACTCAGACTTAAAGCGCGGCCCAGTGTTATTGCCCAGCTCCTCGCGGTCTTCACGGATGGCAAACTTACGCAGTAATGCAGTAATGGCACGGCGGTCTTTTTTGCGCATGAAACACAACAGGTGCCAGTGAACTGTGCCGTCATGATGCGGCTCAGCCACCCGCACGCCATACCAGCGCAACCCGGCTTTGTGCATCGCCTTACGAAATGCAGCAAACATGCCGACCAGATAATCGCTGCTTTGTCTTACCGTCGCATTTGTCCAGGTTGGGTTTGGTCTGCCGTTATTGAGCGTGGAATGGAAACGTGACGGACAGGTAATGGTGTAGAAAACGGCGCAGTCACCGCGCATTTCCGCGATAAGCTCCAGACCTTTAACACAGGCCATCATCTCATTGCGGCGGTGCGCCGGGTTGCTGCTGCTGGCGTTTACCACGTCTTCCATATCCAGCGTGTCGCCCTCTTCGTTCACCAGTTCATGAGAACGGAAAAACTCCAGTGACTTGCGGCGCTGCTCACGTTTATGCATCACGGCTTCATAGCTGACATAGGGAGATGCTTTTTTGCTGACCAGGCAGACAGCACGCAACTGCTCTTCCCGCCATTCGCAACGCATTTTCCATAATTTCCGGTACCACCAGTCGGCGCACAACATACGCGCCAGCGAACCCGGAATGAGTTCATAGGGCACGGGTTTACGGCGGTTTCTTTTCCGACGGAGTTGCTCAAACGCAGGCGGGATGACATCCAGACGCAGGGTTTCCGCTGCCACCTTTTCCCATGTCTTGCGGATTTCTTCTGGCTTAACGTCATCGGTGGCATACAAATCACCACAAGCTGCATCAAGGCACATGCTCATATGCGCAGCGACAAGGGTAGACAGGCGTTTCACCTGATCCTGACTCATTTCAGGCAGAATCAGCAGGCCGTCCAGCCCTACATGGCTTGCCATAAAACGAAAAGATGCAGATAGCTGGCTGTCGCGTACATGCTCCAGTCGTTCCAGACATGGCTTAATCGTCTCACGTAAATAGCGGGAATAAGCCTTTGGCCTGCCCAGGCTGCTGAAGTATTCAATACGTTGCATCAGCGGCTTGCTGATATGGGAGGGCTGGGCGCTGACGTCTGCCAGAATGACCATGTCCGGGTTAAAACGCTGCTGCTCATGCGCCAACTTTGCCCGGCTAATGAGCTTATCCTGCTCTATTTCGCGTTGGACAGGATCACGGGATTCATTAAAGAAATAACGCTCCCAGACCTGATCACTCAGTGCCTCGCGGCGCAGTTGTTCCTGCTCGTTATCGGCAGCGTACAGAGTGATCAGGTTTGAAAGCGCAGAAACCGGCGCAACTTCCGCCGGGTCCAGATAAGGGTTAATGGCCTTTTTCGGGCTGTTCCATGAGAACGATGCGGCAGCCTCGTTAAAGCCGCAGCAGTTGCTCATATCGGCATGGCTCATGCACGTACTCCGTACACGGCAGAACTATCCACGCCACGCGAATAATCAAATCCCACCCAGCAGCGCGGCCCGGAAACAGCAATGATTTCTGTTGCTGATTTACTCTCACCAGCTGCTACGCCGATGCTGCGTTTTACCTTGATATAGTGGTGAGTAAAATTGCGATACAGCGAACGGATCAGGGATGTGTCACTGTTAGAAACAATGACCGGATGTCCTTCTGATGACCGATGTTCAAGAACGGATGCCAGGTGATACTGGTCATCTTCAGTAAAGCCGTCAGCGTGATAGCCGGAAAACGTACCGTCATAAGGCGGATCGCAATACACCACATCCCCCGCCTTCAACATCGCCAGCGTTTCATCAAAGCTGGCGCAGATAAACGTTGCTCGCTGGGCTTTTTCTGCAAAAGCGCGAATTTCTTTTTCAGGGAAATACGGATTTTTATAATTACCGTAGGGAATGTTGAAATGCCCGCTCTTGTTATAGCGACATAACCCACGGTAACCGTGACGATTGAGATACAGGAAATATACCGCTTTCATGAAATCAGTAATTTCAGTTGAGTAATTAAACTCCTGCCTTATGTTGTAATAAGCCACCTCCCTGTTTGCGATCTCAAATAAAACTTTGGCGCGAGATATAAACGATTCACAATCAGCGGCAACCTTTTTATAGAGGTTGATTAAATCAGGATTAATATCCGCAACCAGATAGCAGGGATAATCCGTCTCCATCATCACAGCACAGGAACCCGCGAAAGGTTCAACTAGTCGCGGACCAGCAGGAAGATGTTTTTTCAGTTCGGATATTACGGCGGTTTTATTTCCCGCCCATTTCAGGATGGTGCTCATACAGCACCTCCGTTGTAATGTTTGCCTTTCAGCTCTGCGATTTCCTGACAGGTAATGCAAAGCTGCACACCCGGAATGGCACGGCGGCGTGCTGGCGGAATTGGCGCTTCACACTCAACGCAAAGCTCGCGGGACACGCCCGGCGTTTTGGCACGGGCAGCACGGATATGGCGCTGGCGTTCTTCTTCAACGCGCTGCTGTACGAGATCCATTGCATCAGCCATTAGTGGATCTCCTGCGCTTCGTTCTGGATTGCTTCAGCAGTCACACGCAGCAGTTCTGCCGCTTCCACGTGGTTTAGCTGACGGGATGAGATATGACACGCCAGGCTATCAAGGCGAGCTGCCATTGCTTCAGCCCTTGCCCGGCGTTCTTCCAGACGAGCCTCTGTCAGTAAAATATTAAGCCCTGCGTCATCCGGTCCGGTTTTAGTCGTGAGGGTTTCAATATTACGCATAATCAATTCTCCTGAATTTAGATAAAGGGATGCCCGGCGGGTTTACGCCATTAATTTCATTAGTTGGTTAATTCGGCATGGTTAGCCGTCTGGGAAATAAGCTCACCACTGCACGAAGATGATTCATTACTTTAATCAACTCCCGCTTTTCGTCAGTGGTCAGTTCATTAATGCTGATGCTATGACGTTCAGCTGGAATTTTTGCTATAAAGAATATAGCAGCCAGCGCCCGTTTATTTCGTTCATAATTAACATCCCGTGGATCACGTATATCTTTAATAAACCGCTCAAGCTCTGACTCAATATTCAGGCCAAATACTTTCGCCCTTAACTCCGCAATATGATTAAGTCCATTCAGGCGTTCACCTGGGCTTAATGGAACAGTCGCCGCAGCGCCATTAATTGCCATAATTCATATCCCCAAAACGCAACTATCGCTCTTTGTTCTTACGGTAACGCTCAAGAGGAGATATATTTTTTCGTATCATCTCTTTAACCTGCTCTCCCCGTAAAAACGTCCCATCCTTTAGCGTGAAAAAGTAACTGCCATCGCCCGACAACGACGGATAACAACAGAGCAAATCATCTTCAGGTACTGAATAACTCTCCCCTCTGTAACGAAACTGATAAACCACTTCACTTTCCGCTGCATACATTTTGACTTTCTCCGTTTCCCCGTGGTCAATTCAGACAGCAATTCATCTTGTGAACGGCACGGATGCCAGCGTTTACCATCCTCACCCATGATCCAGCCGTGACCGTAGTGCATTGCCGGGCTTTGTTTTACCAGCAGCGATGCAAATGATGGTTCTTTCGTCAGCATAAGCACCTCACAGCAAACCGAATGAAGCACCGAGGCCAGTCACGGTATCAACTGCACTCGCCATCGCAGGATTAGCCTGTAAACGGGCCTGCAATGAAACAGCCGCCAGCGCCATCAGTCGTGTTACAGAGTTAATGCTGCTGATAGCATCACGACGACCTGCACTGGTTTTTACATCGCCAGATACCGCACCTGCAGCAACACGCCCGATCTCTGCGGTTGCACTCATGACGTAATGTGGCAGTTTCTCTTTTGCCACCTCATTAATTGGTACGCATGGCAGGCAGTGAATCTGTGCCAGAAAGCCATCTACCAGCGTTGAATCTTCAGTCAGATCGGTGAGCAACCAGATTTCTGGCGCTGTGAGCTGATGCGGTTGATCTGGGTTGAGTTTGTTTCGCAGTGTCTGAACATTCATTCCTGCACGTTCTGCCAGCTTCGCCATATTGTGGCGTAGTGCAAAAGCTCTACAGGCTTCATCAAAATGCGGATGTTTGGAAATCTTGTAATCAAACATGCTGCCCCCTTAGAAAGTTCTCATAATTGAACTTAGCCACCAACGATGACATTAAAATTGAAATTGGATTGGCCCATGTTTTTCCTGACTTGTTCCTTTTTGTACTCAAGGTAACGTATACATACTCTGTCTTTCGGTTTTTCCTTTTTTTCCAAGAATTTAGCGAGCTTACCATTATGAATCATTTGATATACCGAACCGCGAGAGCGGCCTTCCCATTCCGCGAACTCTGCAGGTGTCGCCATCACTTTTGGTACACGAATTGAAATGTCGTTGCTCATAGTGCAGTATCTCTCGATTAAGGTTTGGTTTATGTCGTTTTATCTTGTTTTATTAGATTCAATATTTGATACATCGAGATACTACGATCCAATATTTGATACGTCAATAGGATTAAGAAATGATACAGGTAAAAGCTGGCGAGAATACAGGGGGAAGAGAGGCTATCCATAGACTAATGGCAGCCTATGATTTCAAGTCCAGACAGCAACTTTGCGATCACTTAGGCGCATCAAAAAGCACTATGGCAAACAGATACTTAAGAGATAGCTTTCCCGCAGAGTGGGTGATTCAGTGCGCCTTGGAAACAGGAGTTTCTTTACTGTGGCTAACCACCGGACAAGGCGAGCCAGGTTCAAACATTGACCCTAAAAAAAATATCAATTCTGTGAACTCCAGCAGGGTTAAACCTCTTTCTGAGCTTGTATCTCCTGAAATTGACAAGGCAACTCTCAACGGTGGTTTATTGGTCGATGCTGGAAAAGCAATCATTGATAGCAGCATACTCCCCTCAGACTCAAGCAACCTGCTGCTGGTGAGTACTTCTGGTGATTCTTATTTAATAGATCGCAACCAAACACCACCAGTAAATGGTACGTGGTTAGTGGACATCGACGGGATAAAAAGCATTGTAAAATTGACACGACTCCCGGGAAACAGATTAGTAGTGCATCAGGATGATTCATCGTTTGAGTGCGAACTGGATGACATTGAGGTAATAGGTCGCGCACTGAAAATTATTAAGAGCCTTTGATATGACCATCAGAAAACAGCCGAACGGAAAGTGGTTATGTGAATGCTACCCAAACGGAAGAGATGGCAAACGCGTACGCAAACAATTTGCGACGAAAGGCGAAGCCATTGCGTTTGAGAATTTCACCATGGATGAGGTAAACAAGAAACCTTGGCTGGGAGAAAAGGAAGATCGGCGACAACTGTCAGAAGTGATTGAGCAATGGTATTCCCTGTACGGTCAGACACTCGCTGACCCTAAACGATTAATGGCTAAGTTAAAAATCATTTGTAATGGACTTGGCGATCCCATCGCTTCTGAATTGACAGCAGGTGATTTCACAAAGTACCGGGAAGCCAGATTAAAAGGTGAGGTCAAAAACGAAGATGGCGTGCTCATGTCACCGGTTAAGCCCAGAACGGTGAACCTTGAACAGCGTAACCTATCCTCAGTTTTTGGCACACTGAAAAAGCTGGGACATTGGTCTGCACCCAACCCCCTCGCCGGTCTGCCAACTTTCAAAATTGCAGAAGGTGAACTGGCGTTCCTTGCTGCTGATGAAATCAAACGCCTGCTTGACGCATGTGCTGAATCTCAAAGTCCCAGTCTGCTAATGATTGCCAAGATTTGCCTGGCTACCGGGGCAAGATGGAGCGAAGCCGAAAACCTGCAAGGTAACCAGATATCAAAGTATCGAATTACCTATACCAAAACAAAAGGAAAGAAAAACCGAACTGTTCCTATTTCTCAGGAACTGTATGAAGAATTACCCAAAAACAGAGGAAAGTTATTCACACCATGCCGAAAGGCTTTTGAGCGTGCGGTAAAACGAGCTGGAATTGAACTACCTGAAGGTCAATGTACCCACGTTCTGCGCCACACTTTCGCCAGCCACTTTATGATGAACGGCGGAAACATTTTGGTATTGAGGGATATTTTAGGACACGCTGATATTAAAATGACCATGATTTATGCCCATTTTGCTCCGGATCATCTGGAAGATGCCGTTACCAAAAATCCACTTCATAACCTCAACTGGCATCGCTAATAAATGGCGGCACTTTGGCGGCAGAGCACTAAAAACAAGTAAAACAAGCAAACACAGATTAACATTAACATCATGATTTAAAATGAGAAAATATGATTTCGTTAGTATAAAAATGGTATGTAGGAATTTCGGACGCGGGTTCAACTCCCGCCAGCTCCACCAATCATGATTGGACGGTATAAGGACAACACCAATAAAAACAGGAAGTTAGCAGTCTCAGCAGGACACCGACCAGACGGTGAAGAGACATAAAAGGATACGCAAAGGAGCCGCGGCTCCTGGTGACATGAAAGCCCACAGATGTGGGCTTTTTCGTTGATGGTCAGAACGACCAGTTCACACCAGCTACCCCGTTCCACGGGGATTCCACACCGGCACCATGGCTATACCCCACCCCAAGATGCCCGCTTAACGTACTGCTGAATGAGGCTTTAATACCTGCCTGGTATATTCCACGTCTGCCCGACAAATCATTGACGAAATTACCGTCACTATTCACTTTCACCCGGTTATCATCGACAAATTCTTTGCGCACAGCCGCCTTCAGCCACGGCTCAACTTCCATACCGTTCCCCAGACGCATGTTGTAACTCAGCGTTGCACCCAGTTCACGATATAAACTGCGGGTATCGACTGATTTCGATTCCATGCCATTGGATAAATGATATTCAGGGTTATCAGCGGTGAACCCCCGTTAACGATGCATACGGCGTCAGGTTCCAGTTACCATCGGTAAATCGCATCCCGGTTTCAATGTGACCGCCCAGCCCGTTGCTGCGATAACTGCCGTTGGCGGCTCCACCGCTGCCAACCGTGGAGTCGCGAGCTTCGGTACCTGCTAATACCAATAAATTATCGCCATTTTCCAGCAACATATTGGTCGCTAAATTGCCGGAAATGGAAAAAGTGCCGTACTGGTGAGTACCGCTGATTTCAATACCGTTAGCCGTGCTCGTCTGGAGAGCGGCACCGCTGTTCTGGACGATATCTGTCGCTTTGCCATTATCGTTAACTGTCAGCGTACCGCCTTCATTGATCTTTGTTTTTATTGCCTCTCCGTTAGCTGAAACTGTTTGTATTCCGCCGTCGTTAATCGTTGTCTCATTCGCCACCCCCTCGACGATTTGTTCGCCGCCGGTGAGCGTCGTGCCTGTCGCAGTGGCTTTTGTTTTGACGATCTCCCGTCCGCCCGTATTGACCTGTGTTTTGTCAGAAGAGGTGTCTGACTCCATGGTTAACACGCCGCCATTTGCCAGCAGGATATTGTTCGCCGCACCCTGCTCGATGCTGAACGCGACGCCATCCGCGCGTGTTCCTGTGACCCGCGTCGCCCTGGTGGTTGCAACCAAAGCGTCCTGGCTACTCTGCTGTATCCCCGTTGCGCTGCCTTTCTCCCGCACATCGAGTGTGCCGCCGTCATTAAGCACCGAGTTTTCAGCCAGACCGCCCTCATTAACTACCTGTGAACACCCATTAATAATGGAACCTTCCGCTGTCCCGTTTGCCATAATTTGTTGTAGGCCAGAGACGATATCGGTATTGATTGCCTTACCATAATTCTGAACGGTTTGCGTGCCACCATTGATGTGTGTTTTCTCTGTTGACCCACCATCAACAATTTGTTCACCACTTTCGATATTTGCCTCAGTGGCTAATCCATATACCGTTTGCTTGCCACCTTTGATATTTGCTTTATCAGAAGTGGCACTGGCATATATTGTTTGGGTGCCAGCACTATTGAGTACAGTGCCAACATCTTTTCCATAAACATCCATTTTGCCGTTGGCATTAATAATCGTATCAACTGCCCGGGAACCAGTGACGACTGTTAATGAGCCAGCGTTTTCCAGCACTACATTTTTAGCTTCTGAATTCCTGATGTAGAAAGCATCACCATAACTGTTGATTCCTTCGATAAGGGTTCCGGAAGTTGTGGAAGCAATTAATGCGCCGCCGGATTGTTGCTCAACATGCTTAGCCTCACCACCGTCCTGAACCTCCAGAACGCCACCATTATTAAGTCTGGTGGTATCTGTTTTAGCCTCCTTCTGGACAATCAGCTTACCGCCAGCATCAACGGTAGTATTTTTCGCCGAGGTTTTAGCCACTACCGTCAGTTCGCCGGTATTTTCCAGCACAACATAATTAGCCTCCCCTCCGGTAATAGTGAAGTGAGAGAGCTTGTTGTATCCTTCAATATCAGTCCCTGCGCCCGTGTTGGCAACTAAAGCACTGCCCGTCTCCTGGTTAACCCCATGTGCAATACCACCGGTATAGACAATCAGCGAGCCTCCGGCGCTAATATTGCTGCCAGTTGCCGTACCATCTTTCTCAACAACCTGCCGGCTCCCGGAGGATATAATTGTCGTGTCAGCTTTCCCGCCGCTCTTGATATTTTGCGTTCCGCCGTTGATATTGGTACCCGTGGCAATACCATGATTATTAATATTCTGTGTACCACCATTGATTATGGTATTGGTCGCGTTTCCGGTAACATCCATTACCCCGCCGTTATCTATTCGGGTCGCATCAGCTTTAGCATTCGTTAAAACTGACATTGTTCCTTTATCTTTAATAATCGTCTTGTTTGCCGAACCATATGCGTTTATGTCTAAATGACCACCGTTTTCCAGCAACACATTGTCTGCCACGTGATTGCGGATGGAGAATGCACCTTCACTATTCGTACCGCTCACCGTCGTACCGTTAGTGTTTGTTTTTAAAATTGCACCATCGTGCTGGGTAACATTTGTTGCCGTACCACCACTAACATCAAGCACGCCACCGGAATAAACTTCAATAACATCCGAGGAGCTGGTGTAATCAACAATTTGCGTACCACCAGAATAGATCTGAGTATTTTTTGCCGTTGACTTATTATTCAGAGACTGAGTTCCACCTTCAATCGTCGTGTCCAGCGCATGGCTTTCATATACTCTTTGCTCACCGCCATTTTTAATGGTGGTTGTTCCTACTGTGCTCTGTTCAACATACTGTCGTCCACCATTTATGATTGTGTTCGTTGCAATACTTCCTTGCGTGATGTCCTGATAACCGGACTTATTTATCGTTGTACCATCAACATGCCCCTGAGTTGTTACTGTCTGCCCTCCACCATCAATGATGGTTCCATTCGCAGTCCCCCCACTTATGTGTGAATTACCACCCTTAATTGTCGTTCCATTGCTGATACCACCTGTATAAACGTCCTGATTGCCACTGTCGATTATCGTACCGGTGGAAATGCCCCCGTCATGAATTGTCTGTCTTCCTCCGTTAATGGTTGTATTATTAGCCTGCCCCACAAAATTGTTATGACTTCCTACATCTTGATATCCACCCGATTCAATAAGACTTCCATTAGATACCCCGCCATGAACATTCTGCTGGCCATGGTTGATAATATGAGTGTTATTTGTTGTACCTCGTTCATCTACTCTTTGGCTGCCATCTACAGTCTCATCGTTTACCACACCAATAACATCAGGAGTGAAGGCCGTCATCCCAGGCGGGGCATATATCAAGGCAGATATCAATAAGGAAAGTACTGAGCGGCGACAATAATGGGGACTGGTCCTGTTCATAAATTTCATCCTCTGAAAAGTGAATACTGAGTAGCGTTTAAGCGACCTTAGCTCTGCTGCAACATCAGCCCACAGGCACCAGACCAGGGGATTCATCCTGAAGAGACAGCGCAAGTGTATTGTGTTCACCGCTCATCAAAGACATCATGATGAAATGATGATATTCCACATAAGAAAGAAGCATTTTTTAAACGCAGTGCGCTGAAGTATGGTTGGATAAAAAAGTCAATCTATTCAGGGAATACGGGGGTATTCTTTTCTTTCGACAATCAGGCCGTCGGCAAAATAAAATGATTTACATAATCGTTTCTGATGAATATCTTCTGCTCACATAAAAATAACACAATAACTTTGAGATCGCAGATTCTTTTACTTTTACAGCATTCGTCCCCCCATTGTTGGGCAAATATAGATTGGGCCAGAGCACGAAAGTTAATACCACGTTTGCACAGCTCCTCCAACAGCACGACAAGATGCCACATACTGCGCCCCAGTCGGTTCGGTTTACAGACTACCCGTGCGTCCACCGCCGATAATGTCCTGAGCAGTTTTTTCAGTCCGGACCTCCTGCCACGGTTTTACGTTGAAGAGGTAACCCTGAGCACGCAGTTCATCAGTCAGGCGTGGTGTACCGTAACCCTATTATTGATGGGTAAGATCAAAAAAACTTTCAGGCAGCTAAGGAAAGTTGAACCAGACATTAGAATAAATATTTCAACCAATTACAGCACCAATTCAGACACCGCCAGCTCAACAAATAAATCAAGGGGTTACGTGAAAGCGTAGCCCCTTTTTCTTTGGTAGTGGCAGCAAAATGGTTGTAGTGTAAAAAATAATCCCGTTTAATCAATCAATAATACATATTGTTTCAATCTACGTTATTATCTCTTTGTAAAAATAGCCATTTATTAATCATTGAAAACTGCTTTTAGAACTTGATACAACGGGACTAGTCACAACAGGACTATTCTCAACGGGATCATCCTCAGAGGAACTATCATCAAAGTCATCATCCATAAATAAAATATCATCGAATGGTGCCACGCCCGTGATGAGTTTTATTTTATTATTACGATCAGTCAAGACTCCACTTAAACCGTTTTCGCTCACAGGTTTTAATGATTTTTCATTACTCTTGTTGTAAGCAGGCGCATTAAAAATACACGGAGTATCAAGATCAAACAATGACGTTCCCCAGTTCACATATTGAATATCATAGTTACTGAAGTTCTGTCCAGAAAAGAAGCATCCCTTAAAATCCAATCCACCTAAATTATATAAACCATCCTCTTCTTTTTGGAGAGTAATGTTAATTTTGGCTATCTCCCGGACATCATCGCCATTTTTATATTTGAATACCGTTTCAAGATTTTCCCCACACAGTTTGACTTCTGGAAATAATTTGAAATCAAAGCCTATATTATTATGTATCAACGTAGATGAACAAAAGATGGAGAAAGCTTGCAGTGCTGAATTATAGCTTTCGATTTTATCCTGAGGCTGCGCTCTTGGTAAAAACTCATAGCAACATTCATAAAAATTAAGTAGAAACTCTGAAGACCTTCCATTTTTATCAAATAATATCCCCTTGAACTCATTCACAAACGCATCTTTTTTTTCTTGAATATCTATGGGGTGTTCCTTTGACTCTGACAAAGATGAAATCTCATCTATTTTTTTTCATATGAATTACGTGATTCCATACAGACATTTGGCGGCGTTTCTAAAATAACACTACGCGTACTACTTGGCTTAAGTAAACCAACATGAAAATCACTTTTTCTTATATTATCGAAAAGGTTCTGTTCATTTCTTTTAGCGCATTCAAAAAACTGATCGTCATTATTTTTATTCGATAATTTTTTAGTTTCAGAAAACACATTTTCATTGTTTTCCAGCTTTAGTTTAATGAGAAGATTTTCCCAGACCTGCTTGCTTAAACATATTACGTCAGGCTCACCAGAACTAACTAACTCGTGATTATTATTAAAGTGTACGTTGAATACCTTTAAGTTATTTTCACCAACTTCATATTTAATACGTTTTAATTGTTCTCCAACTCCCATAATGACAAAGGCGTTGCCTTCATGATATATACATTCAGACATCATTTTTTGTAAAGTTTCAAGAGCACCGCGATACGTCCCTGAGGCAGCTTTCTTACAAATTAAATTTATAATACTATAAGCTAGTAGCTCCATGGATTCAGAAGATTTTCTTTCATTACAATTTCCACTATCTATAAATGAGCTAGTGTTAAATTCGTTGTTTTTACTAACTAACATTGTCTATTCCTCAGTTAATGTCTTCATGGCTATTTTTAACGTTATTACTGTTTGTCACTATAAAAAATCGCTCATTTGAGACATTTGCTGACATTAACTGTTTCACATGCTACGCATGGAACTTTTAATTAAATAAGCACAAGAATGTTAAATTTAATAAACAAAAGGTTATTTCTCTGTATGATAAAAATCACCCGTTATGACTTATTAGTGAAATTCGTTTTTCGAGTGTTAGAAATTTATATCTAAATAGCGTTGATTAATGAGCAAAGCCAGACTCCTGTAACGCTCACAAGACTCATCTGCCTGCGACGGGTATTCTGGTCAGTAGTAGATGTTTAAGGCGTGGCAGAGACATTTCATCCTTACGCTACGGCATTGGCCCGCATACAAATCGTGGTTGTGACACTCACTTATCATCAGTGAGCGAACAGAGAATAGTTCAGTGATTTGAGTAATTAACCTGATTAAATGAAGAGGCATGATAAATGATAATACTCTGGCTTTATCGTTAATTACTTAATTCCACATGTAAGCAATTTGCCCGCTTGGCATAGCAGGCATTTTTTCCAGGTACTTTTGAATGAGTACTGATGGATAAATACATTGCAGTGGCGTGCCACGTACCAAAACACCAGCCCTCATTCGAAACCACCCACCGCACTTCTTCCTTGAAATGGCGTTAGTCATGAAATATAGACCGCCATCGAGTACCCCTTGTACCCTTAACTCTTCCTGATACGTAAATAATGATTTGGTGGCCCTTGCTGGACTTGAACCAGCGACCAAGCGATTATGAGTCGCCTGCTCTAACCACTGAGCTAAAGGGCCTTGAGTGTGCAATAACAATACTTATAAACCACGCAATAAACATGATGATCATATGATGTAAATAACAGATTTTTATGCGTTCTCATTCATCCTTGCTCGTCATTACACTCGACATAAAACCCGACACCGCTTCCATTCGCAAAGTCGATACTCGCAGTCAACAAGCAAATGTTAATAATTAGCACTATCTATAGTTATCATCGATTCAATGATAGTTTGTAATGATTTTGTATCTAATAATATAACTTTATTACATTAGCTGAAGAGTTTTCGCATCATTATGATATCTGTTACTTTTCACTCCATAAAAATAAACTTCATATAGCAATATATTCTTTCATAGATCTTATTCTGCTAATCATTAGTTTCGTATGAGCGATTTTTGACAGTTGCCTCTCCAGACCACATCGATAATTAATAAAACAGATTTAAGCATTATCCTTTTCCATATAAATATTGGATAAAAGTAGGACATCTGTTTGCAATTACTTTCACAACAATTAAACATTTTTATGTTTCCGTATACATCATATTACTCTACCATTAGAGGAACTTTATTATGTTTTCTATAAAACCAGGACCCAGAAATTTACCTATCGACAACCCCACATTGTTATCATGGAACATTACTGACGGGGATCTAAATTCCAAATTAAATACATTAGAATATCTAAACTGTATAACAAATATTATTAATTCTTGTGGAGTTTACCCTCAAGGATTAAAAGACAGAGAAATTATATCAACTTTTCACGCAGAAAAAGTTATTAATGATCTGTTAAAAAACGATTATAAAATTTCCCTTTCTCCAGATACAACTTATCGAGAGTTGAATAAAGCAGCACAGCGTAGCATTACAGCGCCAGACAGGATAGGAGAAGGAAAATCATGGGTTTATCAACGAGATACAATGATTGAAAGAGGTGATAACAGCGGTGTTCATCAGTATGGTCCTGCTGAACATTTCACCCACATTATATCTGACAAACCGTCCCCAAAAGATGAGTATATTGCATATGCTATTAACATTCCTGACTATGAGCTGGCAGCCGATGTATATAATATTAACGTGACGTCACCTTCCGAACAGCAAGAAACATTTAAAATACTAATCAATCCAGAACATCTACGGCAAACACTTGAGCGTAAATCTCTTACTGCTGTTCAGAAATCACAATGTGAAATCATCACCCCTAAAAAACCTGGCGAAGCGATTCTTCATGCTTTTAATGCCACCTACCAGCAAATCAGGGAAAATATGTCTGAGTTTGCACGTTGCCATTATGGGTATATACAAATCCCTCCAGTGACAACTTTCCGCGCCGACGGACCAGAAACTCCCGAAGAAGAAAAGGGTTACTGGTTTCATGCTTATCAACCCGAAGATCTTTGTACCATCCATAATCCAATGGGAGATTTGCAGGATTTTATTGCATTGGTTAAAGATGCTAAAAAATTTGGTATCGATATCATTCCTGATTATACCTTTAACTTTATGGGAATTGATCTTACCCAGCAATAGTGGACACGCGGCTAAGTGAGTAAACTCTCAGTCAGAGGTGACTC